TAATAACCGATATATAGTTGATATTATAGGATTGTCAAGTATGAAATTTGTTTTAGCATTAATTCTTTGTTCGCAAACGCAACAAATATGTATGCCACCTCACCAATGGCCTGAATTATTTAATAGTCAGTATGACTGCTTGATGTTTGGTTATGAAGAATCACAAAAGAAAATGAAGGAAATCGGTAAAAAAGAAGTCAACGAACACAGCATGTTTATTAGGTTTACCTGCACACCACAGAACACGATTTGACAATGTGGCAGAATTGTGGTAAGGGAGGTTATCTTCTCACCATTACCTACCCTTTCTTTTCTCTCTTTAGGGTAGGTTTATCTACACATACAACCAACTAATACACTACCATCACTCATGATGTGCAAGTTCAATGTATCTACATAGCCAGATAATTTTAATCTAAGTATGTCACAAAGATCAAAACAATCAATCTTTTCTGTCAACACTATTCCCTCTAACACTTTCTTTGTTATAGGGATGAGTTGATATAGGCCGTCGTTTAATATAATCAAGTCCATGTACTATTTCATACCAAAGTTTTTTATACTTTGGGTCCTTTGTTTTATTCCAATTATTTGCTAACTCGTCTAACTTTTCTTGTATCGTCATGTACTTTTGTTCCATGATTTATAACATTTCTTAACCCTGATGCTTTTAAATTCATATCTACACCATAAGGTTTCCATGCTTTCTTCATTAGATTTAACTCTAGCAATAAATGAGACCATTGTCCTTGGGCTGCACCTTTTACTTTTATTGTTATTATTTTTTCTTTCATGACTATAGGATAATCATTTAAGATTATTTGTCAACTATTGTTTTCTCCCTTGTCGGTTGTAGGGCTTATACGATCTTTTCTTGTGTTTATTAAGGCTTTTTGTGTGTCTTCTCGGACGTTTACGAGGTTTTGGACGTGGTACGAAGTGAATAAATTTACGCTTCGCCATCGAAATATTTCTCTACATCTGACATCAAAGATTTAGATGTAAGATGTGGTATATAACTTATCTTACCATTTACTTTTTGTTCTAAATCAGAGCCACATGTTAGGCATCTAAAAAATTGTTTAGTGATTCCAACTAGTGGTGTGTATTCATCACACGTTGGACAAATACCATTAACTATCTCTGCTGTTATTTTGAAATTTTTTCCTGTCATAAATCTTTTTAGATCGTACCACACGTTGATGGTAACGTCTATCTTTTAATTCTTTTGCGACCTTATTTGAGGTGGAGTTTTTTGATTGACTTTTCACCTAGATATATTTCTGTTTCTGCCTCACTACGTATACACTTGTAAGACACGTTAGGATTGAACTCTCTTTCCGCTACACGACGGGCGCGAAGGCACGCAGCCATACTTTCTTGAATACGATGCTCCTTAATCTCTCCGTCCCAAAACATAAGTAAAGCTACAACAACCTCTATCATTTACCACCACCATTTTTGTAGCCAAGATCTCTGTTGGCATCTTTTAATTTTTCAATATCAACTAAAACTTTGTCCATTTGTTTTGTTAAAAATTCTATATTTACTTTGTTTAACGCCATAGATTCTATATGTTTGTTTAAACGATCCGTGGTTTTGTACAAATCCTCCAACATCATGTATTGCTCGCTATCTGCGGGCAGTGATCCCATTTGTCCACGTGGCCATTTTATTCTAAATTCTGTATTTGCTTCTACATCTGCATTCATCAATTCTAGTTTAGTCTTTGCTTGATTCAATGATTCGTGCAGTCCAAAATAAGCCCAGGTGCCGATTGCAACGAGCGCAATCAAACTGGCAACCGTTTTCATAGGCATTTGCACGGCAGCCTCTTCAGATATATTTAAAGGTTTTTTACTCATGTTTTGGTTTTGGTAGCGGGATTATATAATCTTTTGGATCAACTTGCAACGGCTGCTGTGGCCGTACAAAAACCGCCAGTAAACATAACAAAATTATAAGTATTGCTGTGAACCTGTAGTCCATAACAACCCCCAATCATTAGTCTTTAGTCCAAAACCAACTTTTGATTTTATCCCAAATTCTACAACAAATTTTTTTACATTTATCAATCATTTTTCTTTTCCTCTATTTCATAGAAGAACTTGTCGGTATCTTCTGTCCGCCATGCTCTACTATCTTCTACGTTCCACTCAGAAGTCTGCACTTTCCAGTCAGGTGTGTTGTCCTTGACCGTAAAAGATGGTATATCCCATATACATCTGTTGTTAGGTTGTGCTGCAAAATTGCCGTCATCTAAAGCAATAATGTGAGCGCACTTGTGTTCGTGCGGAATTTCTGAATGATCAGTGTCGAGTATATTAGGTTCTGGATGTGCAAAGTCAATAGTAAATAAATATTTTCCTGGGTGCCATTTTTTATCTTTTCCGATATACTTACCGGCTTGCGATTCTAGAATGTCCCAAGAAGTAACAGCAGGATAGTAAGAAAAACAATTCCAGAGCTGAAGTTCATCAAGTCTTCGTACGGGTACATCTTCGGGTTTAAATCCTCTTTGAATAAACGCTGTAATAGGTAGTCTATAGAAGATCGCACCATTTTCCATAATAGCATGGAATAAAATGCTACGACCTGTAAGAGCACTAATACCAAAGACAATGCAGTCTTCAACTTCTCCGTGATGTTTTTTGAGATCATATAAATACTCTCTTCTTATTTGTGCATAAGTTGGTGGTATGTTTGCATTTAAATAAGCCATATATCATTTAATGTTACCCCAGTTTTCGCCTGACTCGTAGTCTACTTTGTTTGGCACTTCAAGAGCAACAGCCCCTTCCATAATTTGTTTTATCTTATCAGCATGGTCTGCAGATTCAATAGATATATCAAGTTCATCATGCACTTGTATATGCGGTGTGATGCCTTCTTTGTGTAGATCTACCATGGCTTTTTTTGTCATGTCTGCTGCAGATCCTTGTATTAATCTGTTCAAAGCTTTGTACGTAAATGCTCTTCTGATCCCTGGTCCGTGTTCCATGAGTGCATCTTCGTGTGGCAATGCCTTATGTATACCAAACTGATTTGGTTCCCATAAATCAAATCTACATCTACGACCTAACAAAGTTCTAACACGACCCTTGCTTTGTGCTCTACGCATTACACTTTCCATTAACATTTTTACAAATGGCACTTTATCGTGATACGTTCTAAATAAATCTTCAGCATTTTCTTTTGACACACCTAACTCTGCTTGTAATTTATTTTTACCCATACCATAAAACAAACCTAGATTAATTGTTTTGGCCTGGCTTCTTGGTATGTTAGCCATATCAGATACGATTTGGTGAAAGTCTGCCTCACCTTCATTGTATGCATCTAATACTTCATCTACACCATACAAATTATCTAAAGCTGCATAGTGTGTAACTAAACGTGGTTCTTGTTGTGAGTAGTCAAAGCAACCCCATTGACAATTATCTTCTGGTATAAATAAACTTCTGATTCTTGGTCCGAGTTCCTTGTTTCGTGCTGGTATTTGCTGTAAGTTTGGGTTGTTATAACTGAATCTACCAGTCACGGTCCCACCACTATCAGATCTTATTTGATTAATCTCTGCATGTATTCGTCCTTTATGTTGATGCTTTAGTATGGTATCAATAAAAGTAGTATGAGATTTATTTATTTCTCTAGCACGAGCTATCAATTTTACCATTGGGTGATGATGGTTTTGCAGAAAGTTTTTTGTAAATGATGGAGAATTTGTTTTTGCGGTTAAGTCATATGGTAGGTTTAGTTTTTGAAAAACTTTCTCTATTGAACGTGCAGCCCATATTTGAACATCTATTGATGTTTCTTTTTTTACTTTGTGTAGGCATTCTTTTTCTTCTGTTAATAGTTGTTGCTTCAATTGATATGCTGCTTCAGTATCTACACGCACACCTAAAAAACGCATGTCGACAAGGCAAGGAAATAATTGTGTCTCTAAGTCAAAGATAGATGCAAGTTCTTGTGTAACAATTTCTTTTTTCATCTCTTGCCATAGTTTGAGAGTCAGATCTGCATCTTGTTCTGCGTATTCACCTACATACATTGCAGGTAGTTTATACATTTCTGACTTAGCATCTACACCCCAAAGATCTGCTGTTTCTTTCAATACAGACTCGTTTTTACCTATTCCTAGATAATCACGACCCATAGAGCCTAAATCGTAACGAAAGCGATTCTCGTCCACGAGAGAGCCAGCAATCATGGTATCTACGATGGTACCCTGTATTTCATACCTTTCAGCTCTTAAAAAGCATACATCGTACATAGCGTTGTGAAATATCTTAGTTGCAGGTGTTTTTAGTACACTTTGAAACCATCTCGTGACCATTCCATGGTCCATGTTACCACCACCTTCGTGACGTATAGGATAATAACCTTTCCAATCCTGCACAGCAACAGCTATACCTACAATGTGTCCTTTACTTGTTACAGAGCCAGAGCCCATAGTTTTTAGTTCCGGGTCTTTTGTTTCCAGGTCAATTGCAATCTCATCATACTTTGATAGATCGGGAAAAGACTCTGGTGGTATCCATTCTGTTTGTGGTTTGAATATTGGCTTCATGAATAATCTCTCTCTAAAATCATTTCTAAATAGTGAATTGCTTTCCTAATATCTTCTTCCTTCCCTTTTACAGAGTGTCTGCAAATGTACTTTATAGCATTCCCCTCAGCAAACAAGAGTTTATTTTCATTAATAAAATGTGCTGGCTGAATTTTCATCGAACGATAATGTTTTCCGCCTACCTGTTCTTGTAATGATTTATATGTTGATTCTTTAAATATGTCTTTAGATGTCATATGCTTTTTTCCTTTGTGGTTCAATTATGTATAAATTGTTTTTTGTCCTTGTGCATGCAACATAAAACAATCTGTGTGTATCATCTGGATTCTTTTGATATTCATCATACGCTGCTCCAGATAATTCAGTGTTAATTACTACATTCTCTCTTTCATTTCCTTTCACCCCGTGTATTGTAGATATGCTTATTCTTGGCATTTCATACAAATTTTCTCCTGTCTTCATTAATGTTGATATTTTATTGATGTCTTCATCCCCTAATTCATCTAAAGCCACTTTCCAATTTGCCTCTGTTTTTAAACCATATTTATTTTTTAACGTATCTACATCATAAAACTGGTCTTTTACCATACTCTTAAATAATTTTTTGTCCCAATTCTTATTCATTTTATTAAAAATTTTTTTACAATCATTGTAGTGCATTGGTACACCTCGTTTTAATTCATTCCATTTTTGCATTACTTCGTATAAATTTTTTACTCTTGGTGTTGCATTTCGTCTTTGCCAGTACAATTCTTTTTGATCTAACACATCACCAATATCACTTAACATATAATTAGCTGTTGCAAGAATTAACCATCTACCTTTTGTAAAATCTATGTCATGTAAACTTTGACAACGTTTTACAGATCCCTCTTTATTGGCAGGGTTATATTTTTTCTTTACCCTGTTACCAACTTTGTTAACAATTTTATTTGCAAGTTCAAAAGGTTTTTGTGGCACTCTGTATGATTGTTCTAGTATTTCTTTTTTACCTGTTAAATTTATAAATGTATTTACGTGTGCACCATTCCATTTGTAAATTCCTTGATCATCGTCTCCAGCTATAAAAGAATCTGTAGATGACTCCTCTATATTTTTAACTAATCTCCATTGTGTTAAACTTAAATCTTGTGCTTCGTCTACAAATGCAACTCTTAGTTTTGGACAGCTACCTTCTTTTAAAAATTTTTCTATCATGTCTGGAAAATCTATTAAGCCATGTTGTTCTTTATATCTTTCTAACTCCTCTACAATTATTTCTAATTTGTTTAGTGACATCTTTGAGTTGTTTGCAAGATGATAAAATTTTATGGGATTTATTTCTTTTGATCGTGCTATGTTTATTAATTGTATATATGGATTTTTTGAATAAAAAACACCATCATGATCCTCATCCTGTTGTGTGCCCTCTATCTCAATACCCATCTTCTCACCCAAATCTTTATAATGTTTTTCTTTCATAACTTGATCTTTACTCAAACCAAGTTGATTAAAACAAAAAGAATGTAATGTTTGAAAGTATGGTAAATCATCTAACATAGATAATTTAAATTTAATTGCAGCTCTTTCTTTTCCTTCCATTGCAGCATTTTTGCTAAACGTAAAGTATCCTATTTTATCTGAATCTGTTATTTCAAGAAATTTTTCTATCTCTGTTAACAATCTATTTGTTTTACCTGTGCCTGGTGGCCCATATATTATAGTTCTCATTAATAATTATCCTTTTTAAATTGTTTTGGTTTATATGTTTCTTCCCTCTTATCGAATCTAGCCACGACAAAAACAGAAATTTTATGCTTGCCAACACGTTTAGTCGTGCAGTTTAAATTGTCTTTTAACATTTGTGATGTTCTTTGATACGGCACTTTCCAATGTTTTCTTGATAAATAGTTGTGAAAAAAGTTGTCAAATACAAAATAATGGTAACCCTCTTTGGTGTATGTTCCACCATTTTTTAAATCTTCATAATCATCTTTCTGTATTCTATTTACACAATAATCTTCAAGATAGTTTCTTAATATGTCTTTTGTGCCTGTGCCCTCTGCAGGTTCAGTTATTTCTGCATTACTTAATAATATTGTAGTAATTTTTTTCCAATCAGCTGTCTTTTGTGTTGGTGGATTTATTCTTAATTGTTTAATACATTCTTCTTGAAATAATGTTTGATTTGCTAAATGTTTTGCAGAGTCTAAATATAATCTGTCACCATCTACATTCATATAATAATATGGCTCTTCTAAATTAACGACTTGTAAATCTGTAAGAGTAGGAAAAATTATTTCTTCACCAATACCAAACTTTCTTTTTTTACATAATTTTTTATCACACAAACTACACATTGGTTGATCACTACATTTATAACCCCAATCTTTTTTTTCATGTTGTTTTACAATTATATTTACTTCTGTATCTGATAAAGGTTGTGCCATTGCACTTTCATTAAATAAAGTAATTTTAGACTTCCAATTTTGAGGCCATTTAGATTTTGCATACACACCATAATGAAATAGTGCATTATTTCTACCACCCTCGCTTATCTTATTTTGTGCCATAAGTTCTATGCATGGTGGTCCATCAGAGTATGGTGTCTCTGGTCTTTTAATTTCTATTGTGCTAATGTCTTGTTGTTTATGTCTTTCTACTAGTTCAAAAAAACTTTCTAGTGTAGCAGCTTCGCCACTTTCGAGAAAGGCATATCTTGTTGTATTAGCGCAATTAAAA